CTCTGATAATTGTTGTCCTTCTTCACTCTCAACAGCTGATACAAAACGTGATCCGGCCAAACGAGCAATATCATTATTTGCACCATTATCGTTTTTCTTTTTAATAAATGTTTCACTATTTGTTTGCTTTGCATAATCACCTAGCAAATTTTTTATAGTGTTGATGAATGTTGATTTACCATTTCGTCCACTACCATAAAGGAAAAATATAACTTGTTCTGATATATCACTTGTCAATGAGTATCCAATCGATTTCTGAATGAAATCTATTAATTCATAATCTGTATTCCCTTCCGCATCTTTGAAAATACTTTCTAGAAATGACTTCCAGTTCGGACAATCTTCATTTTTTTTAAATTCGATGTTCACCAATTTTGTAAGCATTAAATCACGATCATGTAGTGATAATTCACCTGTTTTTAAATCAATCACACCGTTTTCTACATTTAATAAATATTGGTGAGTATCAAAATCCTCTCGTTGAGCAGGTACAAGTGGAATCATATCCTTGATACTATTCATACGAATTGCACGTTTTTCGCATTGCCTTCCCCATTTAACTTCACGTTCATCTTCACTTTTCAATAACTTTCTAAGAGTTTTTGAAGTGATGCGTTCAACCTTTCTACTTCTATCTTCCTTCCAACGTTTACCGTCCCATGTGTACCAACCAGAACCGTTTACAAAACGAATAACATGTCCATATTCTGTTGCAATTCGTTCTGCATTTCCCATTTCAGTCAGCATGAATTTTTGATCTGTTGTTCTGGCTTCGTCTTCACTGTCTGCACCATTGTGGAAATCAAAAGAAATTTCGTCGAATTGTTGTTTATTATCTAAAATAGTTGTTGGAGTTGATGAGATGGCCTCTGCTATCGTTCTTTCACCGTATGTTTCATTCGTATCACTAAAGTGAATAACGTCCCATTTATCACGTATAAGGCTTGATTCACGGAACATTGCGTCCATTCGAGGTGCTGAATTGCCCGTCCAGAATGCTAAATGATTACATAAAGACTGATCGCTTCCAGAATGATCACCATTAATTAAGTCTCCATTGAATAATGATCGGATTTTGTCACCGTTTTTACTGCGAAACATTTTCTCCCATAAAGATTCATTTGAAATTTTAATTTCGTCTTTCTCAAATTCCGCTAAATTCACTCGACCTTGAATGTCACTATCATCAAAATACTGTTCAAATACTTCGGCCAGTTCATCAGTACGATCGTAAACATCATTAGAATTTTCACGATTTCCTGTGAAGGTAAAGAAACGCCCATATGAGTAAATTTCTAAACCGTGTTTTGTATTCTTACGTCCAGTACCTAAAACAGATTGTGGAAGGCTACCTTTGATGATGATGTGGATACCTTTCTCTGAAGGTGAGAACTCTGTATAACTGTCTAATGTATCGATAATTTCAGTTGCAAAAGCATTAGTTTTTCCATCCGTGACGCACTTATCAATATCTATTCCTATATAGTTGTCCTGCCTGCTGAACACGAAACCTATTCCGTCATAGTTGCCCTCTAAGTAGAATTTAACTGCCGTTGCAAATGTTGACCAGGTACGTCTATTATTTGCTTGAGCCATTTCCCCAGTTACCTGGCACGGAACTTTTGTCTGCTTTCCATTTCGTGTTTCGAACTTCCACAATATCCACTGAGGAAGGGCCTTTAACTCGGCAGGAATTTCATTAAAATTGTATGGATTCTTTTTCATTTCGCCCTCCGATTAGCCTTTTAGGGTATAAAAAAGAGAAGTCGGTTAAAACCAACCTCTCTATTAAGTTTTATTTAGAATGGTAGATCTTCATCACCGATGGTAAATGGTTCACCAACTTGTGATGGAGAATCCACTTTAGATTTATTGAAAAATCTTGCTTTAGGATATTTCTTAGTATTATCTTTTTTATCCTCTTGATGTTTAACCGTGATTAATAACGATTTATTGAATAGCTGTTTTGCCATATCTTCAGCATTTGCAAACGAAACTCCATCAGGGAATCCACATGCTGCAATCAAACTGTTGATTCTTTTAATATTATTTTCTTGATATTCAGGATTGTCATTGTGGAAATAGAACGTATTATATAAAACTTTCTCCCCTTGGTATGGTTGTGGAACATCTGAACGAATTTCGAAATCTAGTTCTAATGTTGGATGACCTTGAAAATATTTTGCTGTTGCATTTACAATAATGGCCTCATATTTCCCTTCTGCTACTACTTCAAAACCTTTACTTACGTTTGTTTCATCAAATTTAAAGAATGACATTATTTATTTCCCCCTATTTATTAGTTTGTGGATGACACGATTAATTCTTCTTGTACGCAACCTTTACGTTTATCTAAATGATTCTTTGCAAAGATACTTTGATTACCTTCTAAAACAAATCCTCTTGTACCATCTGCCTTTTTAACTAATTGACCGACAACATGAACAATTCCCATAATGTGATTGACGATCTTATCCCGAATATCAGGAATGAATTGTGTATATTGCTGACCATCATCATGAGTGATATTTCTCGTTGTCTCCCAAGCTGTGAAAATAACATTTGCATTTAATGAATTAAAAGTTTCTACTAACTTTAAAAGATGGTTATCTAGCAAAGCGTAGTCCTTTAATTCCGGCATACCGCTTTTTGTATTTTCACCTTTTTTAAGTAGCCATAACTTTTGGTAATGCGTTAAGTTATCGATAAATATGTTATCGTATTTCCCAATGTTAGCTTTTGCGATTCCGTAAAACTGTAAAATGCTATCATGTGGATTTTCACCATCAATTTTAGCCACATCTACATTTTCATATCCTTCTAACACTTGGCTTGTCCCATCAATATCCAGGACTAATGTTTTACCTGGTAACAACCCAGCAACCGTTGTTTTTCCGTTGCCTGGCTTTGAATAAATGATGATTTTCGCCTTTTTACTTTTGGTAATGGCAGCACCGTTTGTGATTTCCATTTAATTCACCTCTACTCTTCCTAATAAATAATCTGTTGATACACCTAAAGCTGTTGCTAAATCGCTTAATACATAAATGGTTGGTCTAGAATCTCCAATTTCATAATTCGAAATTGTACATCTATCTTTATTAATCTTTTCTGCTAATTCCTGTTGAGTAAGGTCTTTCTGTTTTCTTATCTCTCTAAGTCTTGCAGGAAACATATTATTTACTCCTCCACCATTTTCTTTAGAACAAAGATTGAAGCTTCAATGTCCTGGATCTTGCTTTCGGTATCTTGGATATTTTGTTTAACGATTGGCTTTTTTTCTTCCATTCTTTCTAGATCTCGTTGATAATCACCCAATCTTCGTTGTTCCACACTTAATGACTTTTCTAATTCTTCAATAGCAGCATTCAAATTACTCACCTGCCACTTTCTTTATGGAATGAGTCTCTACATATTGTTTAATGCAATCTGTTTCATCATGTATGTAATCACCATCAATATCTCGGTACTCTTCACCAAAATATATTTCTTTACCGCAGCTTTCACAGTTACTCATAACATCACTTACAACTGAATCCTGACGATTCCCGACTACCATTGAGTTTTCTACTGTTTGGTATCCCCTCAATTTTTTCTTCCATCCTTTCTGAAGTGTAGATAGAGTAATAGACCACATTGTCACTTATAAATGCCACTTCATATGGATATTCTTCTGATTCACGTTTTGCTATAACCGGCTTAATTCTGTATTCATCTAAAACCGATTCAAATGTTTCATTATTAAGTAAAACTTCATTACCACGAATACTGATAAGACCTTCTTCATTTCCTGCTAACCGTATAGCTTGTACAGCTTTACTCACTTCTTTAATGTTCATTAGCAGTTCACTCCTTTACATGAGCTAATTTCATGCTATAATTACTGTGAATATTTTTACTTAAATCACCTGTTGGCGCAGGTGGTTATCTTTTAATGATCGTTTCCCTAAGAAGAATGATTTTTTCTTAGTTGGTTTGTAATCTGGATTGATTTTTCGAAACGCTTGATTTTTCTTTTGGTGAACTGTAGATCTACCAATTCCAAATTTCAAAGCAATTTCTTCTGCTGTATATCCTTCACTAATATGCATAATGATTGATTTTTCTTTTTCATCAATTACACTTGTTATTTCTTCGAACTCAATTGATGACATCGTTTCTTCTTCCACATTTATAGGAGATACCGCATAGAATTCATTTACTGTTTCACCGTCTTTATGTAAATCAATAGATTGAATGCTAATTTGATTCCTTTCTTCGACACTAGTTCTGCAAGTTATCTTGAAAGATGTGCCTTTATTGTGGATTTCATCGCTCATACGCCATTTCAAGTGTCTTATTACATATCCGTCGAACGTTTCTGCTTTTTCTGAATCATACTTCAAGCACAATTCCCATAACTGTAACTTTCCGACTTGAATTAGATCATCCAGTTCCATATTGTTATTTTCTGCAATTAGTCTTGCTTTTGCGTGACTACCAAATTGTATTTTTATTGCTTTGTACACTAAATGTTGTTTCTCTTCGAACAACTCTTCAGGTTTCATTTTCTTTTACCTTCCCTTCATTATTTTTCTAAAAACCTTTTAATTGGTTTATCTAACAAACATGTAAGTGACATTACTGTACAAATTGTTAATGCAACGATGATTAATGATAATGAACTTTCTTCCATCATTTATCCCACCTTCCAATTGTTACTTGCTTTCACTTTCTGTTAATTTCTTAGCTTGCCTTTGCCAATATCGTTCTTGCGCTGCTTTTACCTTATCTTTATTTTTCGATCTCCACTCTCGCATGTAGGCATTTTTTGCTTCACGAGCTACTGTTTCTTTCTGGTTTACCAAAAATGAACACTCCTTTCACTTAACTTTGCCTCTAGCAAAGTTTTTAG